CAATAAATTCCTCACGGAACTTCAAGGCGATATTGTTGCACAGCTTGCGCGGATTGATCCAACGGGCATTGGCAGCATATCACGGCGCGCGACACGGCTAGAAAAGCTACTGGCGCAGGTCAAAGGCACGATCACCGCGTCTTATCGCAGCGAAGGCAAGCGGCTGGCAAATGAGTTGCGCGAGATTGCGGATATGGAAGCGCGGTTTGCGGTATCTGCAATTAACAACGGTGCAGGCGTACAGCTTATCACGTCAGAGCTAACACGCGGGCAGCTAGTAGCCATTACGGGCGATCTGCTAGTGCAGGGCGCTCCGGTGTCAGACTGGCTATCACGGCAAGCTGGCGACACTCTCACGCGGTTCACAGACAACATGCGGCTTGGTATTGCGCAGGGTGAGACGAACGGGCAGCTTATCCGGCGTATCCGTGGCGGAAAGCAGAACGGCGCGGTGGTCAAGGGCTTTATGGACATCACGCGCCACCATGCTGACAGCCTTGTTCGATCGGCAACGCAAGCGGTTTCGCAGGCATCGCGGCAAGCGGTCTATGATGCTAATGACGACATCGTAAAGGCAGAACAGTGGGTAAGCACGATTGATCTGCGCACAACTGAGGAATGCGGCGCGCGCGACGGGCTGACATATACGGTTGGTGCGCATGAGCCGATTGATCATACGCTGCCATGGGGTGGCGGCCCGGGGAATCTACATTGGGGCGCTTTGGTTGAGGGTACGCTAATCAGGACAAAGGCAGGCCTTGTCCCGATTGAGTTTGTCAAAGTTGGCGACCTTGTTTTAACGCACCTTGGCAGGTGGAAGCCCGTCACCGATACGAAATGCAAGCCCCTTAAGGGCGGCGTCGTCAGGGTGATAAACACGAAGTCCGGCGGGGTTCTCAGGGCAACGGATGACCACCCCATATTTTCGGGCGACTGGAAATTCGCGGGGGCCTTGAAGGTCGGGGATGATCTGCGCAGCGATGCTTATTGCATGAAGGAAATAATCAGGGCTTGCGACCTTGTCGCAGCGAAACCTGAATATGGTCCAGCCCTGACGGACGAGGGCGGCGTCGCGGCCAAGCGAGCGCTCAAGCTTGTGGCCCCCGACATCGGGTTCGAATGCGCATCTAATATCTGGGCGGGCGAAGTCGAGAACCGCGCAATCAAAATGATATTGGGCGACCCACTTGCTATCAATAGAGATCAAAGCTTCAGACATCATATGCTCTCTGTTAGTCATGTTCTCTCTGAAGTAGGGCGCGATTCCCTTGGCCACCTTGTATCTATGATCGTGAGTGAGGGGGATACCACCAAGGCGCGCGCGCATGGTGTCTCCGAAGCCATTGGCGCGCTTTGTTGCAAGAGCCTTGGCAACAGCTTCAGGAACCTTTGTAGGGTTGTTCGTGGTCATGCGAGCAGACGCTTCGGCATATTTGGCGTGGGTTTCTTTGGTTTGTCCAAATCCCCAATGTTCAGCGCCGGAAGGGTTAACGATTTTTCCGCTATCGTGATCAAGTCTGGCTTGGTCAGTTTTGTTGCGGACAGTCAAGCCGTGCCTTTTGGCGTAGCTAGAAAGAATGCCGTTGCTCAATCCTTCCTCTCGCTCAATGCGTCGCAGGGAAAACCCGTCTGCGATATGCCTCCGGTTTATGATGTCTGCAAGGGCGGGGTTCAGTTTGGGCATGACGTGGTCCTTTCATTGGGGTTGCATACTTATAGCGGCAATGTTTATGATTTGGAAGTGAAAACTGACGCCTCTTACATTGCCAACGGAATCGCAGTTTCGAATTGCCGGTCAACATCAACGCCCGTGCTGAAGTCATTCCGCGAATTGGGCCTAGACATTGACGAGGTGCCAGAAACCACGCGGGCCAGCTTGGACGGGCAGATACCGCAAGACACCTCTTTCGAGGGCTGGCTATCGCGGCGGTCGGTTGCCGATCAGGACGCAAACCTTGGCGTAGGTCGTGCGAAGCTATGGCGCGATGGGGATATATCGTTCAGGGATTTGATGGATGCTAACGGGCGGCCGTTGACGTTGATGGAATTGCAGGCGCGGATGGTAGCGCCCGTTACTCGTGTTAAGCCCACATTTACGTTTGACACTATTGCAGCACCTAAAAGCGCAGCGGCCTCAAACCGAATGATGGTTGATAGGGGCATTTCAAGGCGGAGTGAGATTAAGGGAGAACCCGCATCTGTTCGGGCTGTGCCAATGCAGGCCCTTGAAATGAAGGAGCGATTTGGGACGCCGGAAGTTGATTTTACAGGAAACGCAACAAAGGTTATTCGCGATTTGCGGATGCCGCCGGGTGTCGGCGGCGCAATAGTGACCGCAACCCGCAAGAATGGTGACTCGTTTACAGTGCTTCATTTACCTGACGATTTTGGCAGGAGGAACGAATTGATGTACGAGATAGCGAAAAACACTCAGGTAAAGCACTTGGCAGCAAGGACGCAGGGCTTAGAAGAAATTGGGGACTTAGGGCCTGACCTTGCGGCGCGCGTCAAGTCCATGCCGGATTCTGAGTACAGGCACTCGATACCAGTTGGTTTCGATGGCGTAGACCAATCAAGGGCCACAATCACGCACGAATACGGCCACCTGTTTCATGACAACGTGGCAAAGGTTGAAATCGACAACTTCTTGACGGAGGTAAGGCCGACTGAAACAGGTTGGGGCTATCTTGTTTCGTCTTATGGAAACACGCTGCCAATTGAATATGTAGCCGAATGTTTCACCATATACAACAGGTTGCCTGACTCGGAGCATTACAGAATACACCCCAAATTGCTAGAAATTTTCAGGGAAAAGGATGCAGCAATATGACGTTTGACCAAATTATCAAAGAAGTGAACAAGTCGAAACCAGCAAAAGCCATTGATCTTGCCGAAACCTTCATGAAAGAATATAGTGGCAAAGATAAATTGTTGATTGAACCTGACGTTTACGCAGTCGCATTTAGGGTTTTTGCAGGTTCCAGTGCCGCATTTGATGCCTAACAACCCCCTTGCGCCCCGCGTCAAAGTAGTGTATTTCTTGCCTTGAATACCTATGCGCTCTAAATGGGCGGAAAATAAAGTTTAAAGAGATACTTGGGTAGCTCCCTTGGACCGCACGACAGGCTTAGGCTGCAATCGGGATAACGTGGCTAAATAAGCCCGATCAAACAAACAACACGAACCAAACAACCCTGCTTAGGCGGGGCTTTTTGCGTTGGCGGGATGCCTGCGCGTAAACAAGCGGGAAGCTGAACCAATGAAAATCGAAGTAACAGACGCAACGACACTGCCAACATGGATGCAACCCCTTGTGGCTGACGGACACCTTGACCTTGGCGCACTCGCTGCACCAGAGGACGTATCTGGCTTAAAAACCGCCCTATCGAAAGAGCGCGGCAACGCAGCGGCATATTCAAAGTATGGCACGCCTGACGAAATCGCGGCAACCATCGCCGACCTTACCGAAAAGGCCAAGGGTACGGGCAAGACAAGCGACGACGCACAGGCCAAGCTTGACGCCATGAAAAACGATTACGAAGGCAAGCTAACTGGCGCAAACGACCGGATCAGCAAAATGATGCAACGCGGCGCATCTAGCGACATGAAGGCAGAGTTGGCAAAGGCCGGATTTATTCCTGACGCCATTGATGACATCGCTTCCAGCGCAATGGGCCGCCTACAGTTCCACGAGGACGGCACTGTTAAGGTGATGACCTCAGACGGAAAACCGATGATCGGATCAGGTTCTGATCACGGTGCGACCTTAGCCGATCTGGCGAAGGAACTTGCTACATCCAAATCATACGCGGTTCGGGATGCTGGCAAGGGCGGCGGCGGGAAGCCAGCCGGATCACAAGGCGGGACGCCTGATAAACCGACAATCACGCGTGAGGCTCACGACGCAATGTCGCAGTCCGAACGCATGGAACACTTTAAATCAGGCGGCACCATCAAAGGTTAGCCCCCATATCTAGGAGCCTAAAAAATGGCAAACGTATTTGACGACCTCGCAGCAGACATCTACAAGGCGGCTGACATTGTCGGTCGTGAACTTGTAGGCGTCATTCCTTCAATGACAATCAACGCAGGCACCGAGCGCGCCGCATTCGGTGGCGTTGTCCGCTCGTCTTTCACCCGGGCGACCACGGTTAACGAGGCTTACACCCCGTCTATGACCGTGCCAGAGGGTGACGACCAGACGGTCGATAACAAGACCGCCACAATCGACAAGGTTGCCAACGTCAAAATCCCTTACACTGGCGAGGATATTCGCAAGCTGAATAACGGCGTTGGTTATGAGACGGTTTATGGCGACCAGATCGCACAAGCCATGCGCGGTATGACCAACAAGATCGAAGCCTATGCCGCTTTGACGCTGTCCCTTGGCGCATCCCGCGCGATTGGTACGGCTGGCACCACGCCATTTGCGTCTAACTTCGACACCATTGCAGAAATCCGCCAAATCCTTGTGGACAACACAATGCCGCTTGATGGTCAGGCCACTATTGCGATGAACACAGCCGCAGGTACAAAGCTGCGCAATCTCGCACAGTTGCAAAAGGTGAACGAAAGCGGCGACGAATCGTTGTTGCGTCGCGGCGAATTGCTTAACCTTCAGGGCTTGATGCTGAAAGAAAGCAACGGCATTGCCGCGCACGTCAAAGGCACCGCAACAGGCGTTACTGTCAATGGCGCGTTGGCTGTTGGCGCAACCGCCATTGTGTTTAACGGCGCGACCGCTGGCGCAACCGGCATTCTTGCGGGTGACATTGTTACCTTTGCGGGTGACACCGCCAACCAGTACGTTGTCGAAACGGGCTTGAGTGGCGCATCTGGCACGTTCACGATCCAAAAGCCCGGATTGCGCGAGATCATTGCGGACGATGCTGCGGTGACTATCGTGGCCACCCACACGGCAAACATCGCATTCCACCGCGCTGCTGCTGAATTGGTTGTCCGTCCCCCTGCAATGCCACAGGGCGGCGATCTGGCATCCGACCGGATGACGGTTCAAGATCCGTTCTCTGGTCTGGTGTTTGAAATGGCTCTGTATAAGGGTTACGGCAAATCCATGCTGGACATCACCACGTTTTACGGTGTGAAGGTCTGGAAGCCTGAATTTGTCGCCACATTGCTCGGCTAAGTTTACAGAGGGGCGGGCTTAGGTTCGCCCCTTCACCAAGATTAGGAGAACCGCATGGCACTTGATACCACAATCGGCGACGTTGCTGCGGACAGCTATGGCACGCTTGTCGCCTATGAAGCCTACGCGCTTGGCATGGGCTTTACGCTTGCGGCAACAGAGGCGGCAAACGAAATCAATTTGCGCAAGTCGGCAATCTATCTTGACCGAAAATATAAATTCATCGGGATGCAGCAATACCAATATCAGGGCTTATCATGGCCGCGCTTGGTCAATGACCTTGTAGACGATTGGCCAATCAATCCCGATACTGTGCCGCTTAATATCATCTACGCACAATTCGAGGTGGCTTACATCTTGCAGGGCGGGCTTGATCCTTTCGCGACCATTGAAACCAGCGTGACAAACGACATGATTAAAATCGGCCCTATCACGTTGGACGCAGAAACATTGCCAACAGGAACCCCCCGCATTGTCGCGGTTGAGGGTTTGTTGCGCGGCTATATCAAGGGCGGTGTCGGCGTGGCTTCTATGGTGCGCGGCTAATGGCAACTATTGCAAGCCGCGTCACAGGAGCGTTTGACAAACTAGCGGCCAAGCAGCCGGACGCGGTCCAGACCGGAACCATTCAACAGCCGACCCCAACAGCAAGCGGCGGCGGTCCAACAGATCCAACAGGCGGCACGGCTGGCACGCAACCCGCTGCGGTATCGGCGCGCATGGCAGTTTTTGAGGTTGCAGAGCGCCGGATCGATGGCACAAACATTCAAGCGGGAGACTTCCAAGTTATCGTTGAACCCGCCACAATCGAAGTGACACTTGACGACCTGATAATCTGCGACCGTGGAACTCTAACGATTGCCATTCTTGGCCGCGTGGCATCGGGCGGCGAAACGGCGCTTTATGACATGGTGTGTCGTGGGTAGTTTTGAGGATCAGCTACGCGCGTTCCAAGTCAAGACTGAGCGCAAGATGGATATGGCCGCGCGCAAGGTTGCGTTGGAAATATTCACACGGGTGATTCTTAAAAGCCCTGTAGACACGGGGCGGTTTCGTGGCAACTGGCAGGTAGGCATCGGTTCTGTGCCAAACGGCACGCTAGAACTTGACGACGCGACAGGGGTTGCGACGATTAGCGCAGCGGCGGCGCGACTTGCGGGCGTAACGGCAGGCAACATCATCTATCTGGCAAACAACCTGCCCTATGCGCGGCGTCTTGAGGAAGGCTATTCCCAGCAAGCCCCTGCCGGAATGGTCGCGCTTACGGTCCAAGAGTTTCAGCTGGTTGTCAAAAAAATCGGCATAGAATTGAGCGTGCAATGAGCAATGTAGACAGCAACATATTGCAAGCCCTAAGCGCGCAGGCATCGGTTATGATTGCCGCGCTTTCCTATCCTGCGGTCTGGTCGCAAAAGGGCGGTGACAAGCCAGCGGGCGAACACGTCACAATTCAGCAATTGCCAAACGACAACAACCAGCTTGGCCTTTCAGATCAAACAATGGACCGCCAAGGATTTCTCATTATCACGCTTGTGTCACCGCTTGACGTTTACGAAATTGTCAGCAGGCGCAAGGCGGGCGACATTGCGGCCTACTTTCTTAGCGGCGCGCGGTTCACGGCAAACGCTACCAAGGTGGCCATCATGTCGCACAGCGTTCGTCAGGGCCGCCAAGAAGGCCAGCGTTGGGAAACCCCAATTTGGATTAGTTATCGGAGCATAGCATGACAAAGAAAAAACCCGTTCGCATTGATGAAAAAATGACGGACAAGCCCAAGTGGGCAAACCTCACGAACAAAGCAGGAGCAAGCGCGACGCCCCTCGAAACAGACGTGGAAGCGTGGCTGAAAATCGGCTGGTTTCGCGTCACATAATACCCCTGCGAGGGGTTCAATCGCTTGAAAGGATACCAAGCTAATGGCTGTTAATATCGGAATTACAGTGTGGGGCGTCGCTGGCGCACCCGCAACAAACAACAAGACGGGCATGGAAGCTTTGACCTTTGTGCAGCTTAAAGGCATTGAAGTTGGCCCCGTGTTTGGCGTTGATCACGCTGGCCAAGATGTCGTTGACCTTGCCACAGGGTTTACCAAGACGGAAAAAGCCCAAGCGAGCGGCAAGGAGACGTCATTCATGTATCATGGCGACGGGTCAGACCCCGGTGTTGCTACGGCAATCGTAGCGGCCAATGCACGGCCTGGCACGTACACGCTCAAGATCGCACGCGGTTCCGGAGCTGTTGGCGTTGATGGGCCTGCCCTTGTAGCAGGCGATCCCGTCCAATACGCGACGGGATACCTGCACGACTTGGTAGACAATCCATCCTCAGTTGACAGTCACGAAGGCGCGACAATTGCGTTCAAGCAGAACGCCGCCACAGTGGTTGATGTTGAGCCTTCCTAAATCCGCTTAGGCGGAAGGGGTGACGAGGTCTGGTTCGCCCGTCACCCCACTTTGAACCAGAACCACGAAAGAATAACCAATGGACTTTAACAAATTTGACAGCCGTGCGAAAGCCGAAGCCGGAACGCCTATGCAGATCATGGATGAATGGACCGGCGAGCCTATGATGGATGGTGACAAGCCGTGCCGGGTTATCCTGCGCGGCACTGCGTCGGCTTCCATGCAGGCGGCTATGCGCGCGACACAAAAAGCGGCCATGATGTCTAAGAAGGCCAAGGGTGACGATAAAGACGAGGCCCGCGTGATGGAAGATACGCACAACACGCTTTGCGAAGCGGCGGCGCGGTTTATCGTTGGCTTTGAAAACGTCAACAACGGCGACAAGCCAGCCACAGCAGAGGATGCCATGTGGTTTCTTAACCTTTCGTTTCCAGTGATGGGCGTGAAAGAAAAGGACGGAGAGCCTGTTTTAAACAAAGACGGCGAGCCTGTTTTTGAAATGAAGAACAACCCTTTTTCCATGCAGTGCAATAAGTTTGCAGCCAAGCAGGCTAACCGCTTGGGAAACGCAAAAAGCGGTTAATCCTTGCCGCGCATCAACTCGGCTGGCTAAACGCTGTCATTGAATACAAAGACAAGTCAGACCGCCCAAAGGAAAGCCGCTTGATGCGGCACGAAGCTACCAAAACGCCCGCGCCCTTTGTTAAGGTTCGCGCGGGCGGTTACATGCTAGATTTGTTGATGGAAGCGGGGCCGGTTAAGTCTGCGCCGATGGGTGGTTTCTACGCCTTGGATTGGGCTGACGTCGCGGCCTACGCATCCTTAACCATGGACCACATCGAACCATGGGAAGCCGTTTTACTGCGCGAAATGAGCGACGCATTTGCGGCTGGCCTAAACGAAGGCAAAAGCCCGTTTTCAAAAGCCCCCGCTGATCGAACGCCTAAGACCTAAACACCAAGGATTATTTATATGGCTGATTTTGCAAACCTTGTTTTAGGCGTTGATACCCGTGGGCTTAAGAAAGGCGAGCGCGCCCTAAACGATACGACACGCGCAGGCAAGCGGACTGAGCAAGCCACTGACGGGGCAACGGGCGGCATGGGTCGCCTTGGCGCGGCATCGGGCGGCGTCGCCACTAAAGGTATGCGCGCGCTTACAATCGCAGCAACGGCAGCCGTTGGCGCATTGGTTGGCATTGGCGCGGGCATCCGTGTTATTCGTGAGTTTGAAACCAGCGTTGCTCGCATGGGCGCAATTTCAGGCGCGACAACAGCAGAACTTGAGGCAATGCGCGACGTGGCCAAAGACCTTGGGTCAAGCACAGAATTTAGTGCTGGCCAAGCAGCGGACGGCCTGACATTCTTGGCAATGGCTGGCTTTGACGCGTCTGAGGCGATGGCGTCTATTCCGGCCGTCTTGGACCTTGCGACGGCGGCTGGCTTGGGCTTGGCAGAAGCAGCAGACACGGCATCAAATATTATGTCCGGCTTTGGGATTGAAGCGGCGGACGCGGCGGATGTAACGGACATTCTCGCGGCGGCATCATCGCGGGCAAACACATCCGTGAGCCAGCTTGGGCAGGCTATGTCTACGGTCGCGCCCATTGCCAAGGCGCTTGATATAAGCCTCGCGGACACAGCTGCAGCCATTGGCCTTATGTCAGACGCGGGTATTCAAGGCGAGCGCGCAGGTACGGCATTGCGCGGCGTCTTGGCTTCATTGGCTGGGCCTACGTCCCAAGCTGAAGATGCTTTGCGCGGTCTTGGCCTGACGATTGCCGACGTTGATCCGGCCACAAATTCCCTCACTGAAATTATGGGCAAGCTGGGCGCGGCGGGCCTATCCACAGCCGACGCAATGGAAATCTTCGGACGCGAGGCCGCATCGGGAGCGCTTGTATTGGTTGAAGGCGCAGCGCGGCTTGGTGAATTTGGCGACGAACTGCGCAACGTAGACGGCGCGGCGTCAGATATGGCGGCACAGATCCGCGACAATCTTGGCGGCGATATTGACGGCCTTTTGTCATCGGTGCAGGGCTTGGTTATTGCCTTGGGCGATGCTGGTTTGACCGCCATTTTGCGGGGTGTTGTGCAGGCGATCACTGCGGTTTCGCGTGGTGTGACGGCGCTGGTTGATGGGTTTTCAAGGGCAAAAGAAATGGCGCTTGCGTTTTTTGGCATTTCGCAAGAAGCGAATAATCTTGAATCAGCAATGGATGCAACTGAAATGGCAATCGACAACTCCACAATTGCAATGGGGGATCAGATTACGCAATCCGCGCTTCTGGCAACACGCCTAAGCAGCGGCAACGTTATGACTGTTGAAAGCGCACGGGTGAACCTTGAAAGCGCACGGGCGCGGCTTGAAGATGTCGCCGCTATGCAAAGCCAGAACGAGGCAATGGCGCGGCAGGAACTTGGGGCCGATAGCGTTTTGATCGACATCGCCAACGCTCAGTCTGCACTTACAGACGCGCGGAACAGACTGACAGGCGAAGAAATCCAATACATGGATGAATTTGGTGAGGCATTTAACACCGATCAAGTGAGCCTTGTTCGTGATTTAGAGTCAGGTTTAATTGATCTTTTGGGCCAGCAAACAAGCATCAACGCCGCGCTTTCAGAAATGGACTTTCTTTCAGACGAGCAGGTGGCTGCGCAAGAACAATCTCAGGCAAACATTAAGGCTATTGAAGCCGCCTTGCTGGACGCCGAAAATGGGATGGTGTCATTTAACGGTGAAGTTGTGAGCGGGATTAGTTTATCTGACCGTCTTGCGGCATCTGCGGGCAACATCAATTTTTCTAGCGCTGTTGCGGGCGCTCAGGCACTTGCCGAAAGGTTAAGCATATCACTGCACGCGGCGATGCAAATGATGGGGCTATTGGGCGCGGCA